AATTTTTCAAACAAATGTATACGCCATCCTAAAAACCCCATTTTTAAAAGATTGTAGACAAACCATTTGAAAAGTCTAAAACAAAACGCTATTATTGAAATTGAAAATAGCTTGGAGTCCCATCCGAAATTTTCCCTATAACTTTAGGTGATTGTAGACAGTCATGTTGCCACCTCGTGCAAAGTTGGTTAAAGCTTATAAGGCTAGGCTAGAGCTTGGTAAGCGGGATCTTCGCAGGGATTGTGAGGGGAGCTTTAGTTATTTTGTCCAGCAAGCATGGCCTGTATTGGAGCCTGCCCAGCCGCTTCAGTGGGGCAAGGTGATGGAGGTTGTGTGTGATCATTTGGAGGCTGTGCGATCTAAAGAGATTACCCGACTGATTGTGAATATTCCGCCAGGGTTTTCGAAATCTACGATGTTTGGGGTGATGTATCCAGCTTGGATATTTACGACGGAGCCGACGGCTAAGATTTTATCGGTGGCGCATAACCTTGATCTGGCGCTGAGAGATTCAGTGAGATGTCGCAGGCTTATTCAGAGTGAATGGTACCAAGGTCTCTGGCCGCATGTGAAGCTAGCTGGTGATCAGAATGCCAAGGCTAAGTTTGAGATTGAGGGATCAGGCGGATTTCGCCAGGCTCTGGCTTCGGGAGCTATTACGGGTGTTCGTGCGGATCATGTCATTATCGACGATCCCCTGTCAGCGACGGATGCTATGTCTGAAGCTGTGCGTAATAGTATGAAGGATTGGATATTAGAAGCTGTTCCTACTCGATTGAATAATCCTGGTGGCGATAATCCTTCGACGATTAGTCTTATTATGCAGAGGCTCCATGAGGATGACTCAACGGGCGTCTTGCTGGATAGAAATTTAGGCTATCAGCATCTTTGCCTGCCAATGATGTATGATCCTGCACGGCATTGTCAGACGGTAATTGGTGGGGATTGGCGGACGGAAGAGGGGGAGCTTTTATTCCCTGAGAGATTTCCGCAAGAGGTTGTGGATCGGGATTCAGCGGCGATGGGGCCTTGGGCTACTGCGTCTCAGTTCCAGCAATCGCCAAGCCCTAGAGGGGGTGGTCTAATCCTAAGAGACTGGTGGGCAGTTTGGGACGACACGCTGGCGCAGGAACAGGGTGTAAGGGATGCTAATAAATACCCACCCATGGACCTAATTATTTGTTCAGTGGATACGGCCTATACGACTAAGCAGGAGAATGATGCATCGGCCATATCTGTCTGGGGCATCTGGCAAAAGAGTGGGGGGCAAGCCCGTAAGATAATCTCATCTTATGCCAACGATAGCCTAGAGAGAAGCGGAAATGTCGTTGATATGTTTGGCAACCCAATTGAGGTTGTAGATGATCGGGATACCATTCCTTGCGCCATGCTTATGTATTCCAAAGAACTTAGGGTTAATATGCATGGTGAAGACCCTAAGCAAATGGAAGGGGAAAGTTTAACAGATTTTCGCCGCCGAGCCGAAAGCCAATGGGGACTTGTCCAGCATATCGCTGATATTTGTAGAAAGTATAATGTAGATGTGGTGCTGATTGAGGCTAAGGCGAATGGTATATCCGTGGCGCAGGAAATTAAAAGAATTTATAAGACGGCGAATTGGAACGTAAAATTAATTAATCCAGGGAATGCCGACAAAGTAGCTCGTGTCTACTCTGTACAACCCCTCTTCTCTAATGGCCAAGTTTATGCCCCAGATAAAGACTGGGCAGATAAACTTATTACTCAAGTCTCGGTATTCCCAAGGGGAAAAAACGATGACCTTGTTGACTCCATGAGTCAGGCATTAAGGTGGTTGCGCGACCAAGGAATGTTAATGAGACCAGAAGAAATCGGAGCTAGAATATCCGAAGATATGATGAGAGGTCGCAAACAAAATAAGCCAGTTTATGATGTCTAATTGGTCCTAGCAAAATCACCAAAAAGATCTTTAGCCGCCTGACAATAAGCGGCATGTGCTTCTTCTGGCGTATCATAAGTTCCTAAGTGATAATATTTGCCCCTTCGAGTTATTGAGGCTTGATAAGGTTTGCCTTTATTCTTTTTTGTTACACCCTTATACCCAGTAGTATTAGTACAATACTTACCAGTATTGGCCATGTTTTGAGAATTGTTAGATGCCCTTAAATTACACCACCGATTATCAGTCTTATCAAGATTCTTATGATCAACCCTATCTGATGGCCATTCGCCCATCATGAGAACATATGCAACCCGATTAAGCCTAAGACATACATGGTCAATTGTTATCTGCAGATAACCAGTTGAATTGCTCAAAGTACCAGCTTGCTTACCCGAAAACCTATTATCAAACCTAGGCACACCCCTAGGCTTCCAAGTGAACAAGCCTGTTTCTGGATCATAGGAAAGCAATTGAGCTACACGCTCAGGCGTGATAGTAGATGTCTTAGTCATGGCCTACCCTTAATAGGTTAATGATTAAAAAGGCGTAGGAGGTCACGTTCCTGCGCCTTTTGCTTATACCAGACTGTAAACAAAAATCAACCAAGCCCTTGCCAAAACGCATAAAACTCGGTTAATATAAACTGAGAATAAGTGTAATTTTGGGCTTGAGAAATGCGGACGATTGAGGATCTACACATTAGATCCCACGAGATCAAGAACAGGATAGACCAGCTATTTCAAGAAATGGAATCTGACGGCTATTTTGTCTTGACGTATGAAAAGGCCACGGAAATTGTTACGCTTTTAATGGAAGCTAAGAGTCTTAATAACAGAATTAGCTATCATTCTATATTAACGTCAGGGCCCTGCTCAGGGCCGCATTAGTGCAATAGTTGCGCTCCCCTATATGTGCGCTCAGAGCGCTGAGGAAATAATGCATAAAAGTGGCATATATAAAATTGAAAATACAAGAAACGGTAATGTGTATATTGGCTCGTCCATTAACCTAATGGAAAGAAAAGCCACCCATTTTCGATTATTAAAAAAAGGCAGACATCCAACAGATTATTTGCAAAATGCATACAACAAAGAGCAAGATAAGAATGTATTTGTTTTTAAAGTGATTACATATTGCAGACCAGAAGATTCCATATGGATAGAGCAGTTATTCTTAGATGGAATCAATCCTGAATACAATGGTTCTAAAATTGCTGGGCGTCCTGAACATACATTGGTTGTAACACAAAAAATGAGGGCGGCAAAATTAGGAAAACCTAGCAATCGAAAAGGTAAAAAAGCTTCTCCAGAAACATGTGAAAAAATTAGTATTTCTAAAAGGGGAATAAGTTCACCCAAAAAAGGAAAAAAATACGGAAGTAATAAAAACAAAGGTACTATTTTATCAGAAGACAGAAAACAAAAAATAAGTATTGCCACGGCTGAAATGTGGAAAGATGAAGAATATCGAAAAAAACAAGCTATTGCACATTCTGCCCATACAAAATCAATGTGGGAAAATAAAGAATACCGCAGCAATCAGGAAAAAAGAGCCGCAGAAATGTGGAAAGACCCTAAGTTTAGGTGGATGCAATCACTAAACGCTTGGCATCGAAAAAATGTATATTGGCAGCCTTACTACGGCGCTTAAGGAATTAGATTATGGAAGATATTGATCCACGGTTTATTAGAGCGCCTGAACCAGAGAAACCAAAAGCGCAAGGATCTGAAACGGTAGATTTAGGCGATATTGACGCTGTGAAAATGCGCCCAGATGCCATCGTTATAGAAACGGGTGACGGAAGCGTACACATTAATTTTGGTGGTCTGGCAGATTTGCCGCCAGAGGGCGCCAATGATCACGACGCCAACCTTGCGCTTTATTTAGATTCAGGAACGCTTGGCTCCATATCCGATGAGCTTATTAGACTTATTACGGATGATACAACACGACAGGAGCAAAGGCTTCAGGATGTCGTAAAGGGCATAGAACTTTTAGGAATTAAACTTGAAGAGCCAAAATCTGAGCCGAATGAAGAAGGCATCAGCGTAATTAAGCATCCATTATTATTGGAGGCGGTATTAAGATTTCAAGCGAATGCGAGGGGAGAATTGCTTTCAGCTGATGGCCCAGTAAAAGTTTCTAATGAAGGTGACGGAACAGAGAATTTAGATTTAGATGCTCAGCAACTTGAAGACGATTTCAATCATTATCTGACTTCAGGCGCTCCTGAATATTACCCTGATTTCGACCGAATGCTTTTTTCGCTTGGCCATGGCGGCGAGGCGTACAAAAAGGTGTACTGGCATCCGCTTAAGCGTCGTCCAGTGTCGGAGACAATAGACCGCAAAGATATTATTTTATCCGATGGCGCAGTGAGTTTAGAATCCTGCGCACGTATTACGCATAGATCTCGTATGCGTCCTTCAGTTGTTAAGCAAATGCAATTGGCAGGAGCTTGGAGAGATGTCTCTCTTACAACTGGTCTGCTTATGCCAGATCTAAATGTTGTAGATCGTAAGCTAGAAGAGATTGCTGGCATACAGCCAAAGTTAAACTTAACATCAGAAGATACTGATCGTGAGATTTATGAATGTTATTGTGAATTAGATTTGCAAGGGTATGAACACGAAGAAGACGGAGAACAGACTGGCTTAGCTATTCCCTATAGAGTGACGATTGATAAGGATAGCCGACAGGTTTTAGAAATTCGGCGTTGGTGGGAGGAAGGGGATCCATCCTATGTGCGAAAAGAAGTCTTTGTCGAATATGTATTCGTCCCCGCATTTCCAGGTGTTAATCTTGGCTTACTTCATATTCTTGGAAATGCTTCAAGAGCTCTTACGGCTGCTTGGAGAATTGCTCTCGATAACGGTATGTTGGCTAATTTTCCGGGCGGCATTATGGCTCGATCAACAGGGAAACAGCAGACCACGAACATAAGAGTTGGCCCAGGCCAAGTGGCGCCGATGGATGTTGATGGTGTCCCACTTAACCAAGCATTTATGCCTCTTCCATACAGGGATGTAACAGGCGGCTTCATGCAGATCATCCAGAATGTGGATCAAGCTGCAAGACAATTAGGCGGAACTGCTGAGACTGCGGTAGGCGAAGGGCGTAATGACGCTCCAGTTGGGACAACGATTGCTTTGATTGAACAGTCTCAGAAAGTGCTGAATGCTGTTCATAAGCGGATGCACTGCGCACAACAAAAAGAATTTGCACTATTGAAAGATTTATTCCGCAGAGATCCAGAAGCTCTTTGGAGAAACAACAAGAATCCAAACTTTAGTAGAGATGTTCAGCGTCTTATGAGTGCTTTGGAGAATAATGATATTGTTCCAAAAGCAGATCCTAATACGGCAAGTCATACGATGAGGGTTCAGAAGGCCATAGCAATTTATACTTTGGCTCAACAGAACCCATCAGCTTTTGATCAGAAGGCGGTTTATAACAAGATCTTTAATATGATCGGGATAGACGACGCTCAAAATCTATTTAGCAAGGCTCCTCCTGGGCCGCCTCCTGTTGATGAGACGAAACGGATGCAAGCTCAAGCTGAGATGGTTTCGGCACAGGCTAAAATCTTGGATGCTTCTGTTAGGGCTCAGACAGCGCAAGCAGAGAGCGGCGTTAAGATGGCTGGAATCCAAGCCAAAAACATGGAAGCTCTTAACAAGCACAAAGCTGCGAAAGCTAAGTCAACAACGGATATGGTTGAGGCGGCAGGAAAGATAAAGTTGGAGCAAATGCGCTTAAAGCAAACTGAGCTTGTTCATCATGATAAGTTGAAGAAAGATTCTTTATTTAAGGGTCTGGATTTGCAGGCTGCTCAGCGGAATAAAAAAGATGACATGGCTGCTAGTCAGCTAGACATAAACCGTCAACGTGAGCAGGATGCAATGAATGCGGCTAAGGAGCAAAACCAAGCTGCTGCTCAAAGATTGCATGAAGTTAGCATGGAAAATCAAAGGGCCAAGATTGCCAGAGAAGCGCAATTTATGGAGCCTATGACGAGTAAACCAGAAGAATAAATGTCTGATGCTGCGAACTGAGATTGGGTTACATGCAGTGAACGGCGACACCAGACATGATTTAACTATACCTACTGTATAATATTGTCAACCCCCAAGGGGATTGTTATGGACGAACGGATTAAAGCTGCACTTCGCCTAGCTAGGGCTTTTGGTGGGGATGCCTACGCTGCAAATAATGTTGCTTATGGAATGAATTCTGGCGGTCGTGCTGGCTATCAATTCGGCGGCGTCCCAGCAACGAACATGTCTGCGCAGCCTAACCCAGCTGCACCTGCGGCGAACCCAGCATTATCTACTTTAGGTCAGCCACCTGCTCCTCCATTTAATCCAATACCTCAGCCTTCTGGCGGCATGAATGCATTAAACACACCGATGAACCACTTTGATACGCAGAGCATGGGCTATGCTGATGGTGGTGAGGTAAGGGATGCTTTAAGATTGGCAAAAAGCGCTAATGATAGATTGCCAATGCGTCCGTATGGGCCAAG